ATTGACATGAAAAACAAATGAAGTATTTGGTTGTTATATTATTAGCTGGTTGTAGTCATAAATACATTGTTGTGCCGGTTAATAGTCAGCAAAATGAAGCAAATTGTATTGTAAAAACACAAAATAAGATATTTTTAACCATTTGTAAGGACACTAAAGCATGATAGAAAACTGGGATCAATCTTGTGATATGGTATTAAAGCATGAAGGCGGCTTTACTAACGATCAACGTGATACAGGTAATCATTTACCTGACGGCAGACAAGGATCAACTATGCTTGGCTGTACGCAAGCAAACTGGGAAGCGTATGTGGGTCATAAAGTGACCCAAGATGATATGAAAAAGTTGACCAAAGACGATGTTAAGCCACTATACAAAAAGAATTACTGGGATGCTGTGCAAGGCGACTTGCTCCCAACCGGAGTAGATTACGCCGCATTTGATTTTGCAATTAATGCCGGCCCAGGGGCTTCAAGAAAGATGATTCAACGTGCTTTAGGCGTAACGGCTGATGGTGTTTTTGGTCCAATGACAATGGCGGCAATTCAAAAAGCTGATGCTAAAGAACTTATGCAAAAATTTAGTGATGCAAAAATAGCATTTTATAAAAGCTTAAGTAACTTTAATGTGTACGGAACTGGTTGGTTAAGACGGGTTGCCGATGTTCAAAATGTAGCAAACAAAATGATTGGATAACAAAATGGCTGATAAATTTTACAAAGAAACAAAAGCGCATGAAAAGCGTGAAGATAAAGAACACATTACATTGCGTAATACTGTTTATGAAATCAAAAAAGAATTAAAAAAACATGAAAGTGAGCCTATGAATAAGGCCCACCCCATGCGTAAAAAATCTACTTAATTCTAGATACTCTTGCTTTTCGCATTACGTGTTCATACTGTTCTTTTGCTGAATCGTCAAGATTTCGCAAAGGAAGGTTTTGATAGTATTTCCATTTGTTTTTGTATTCTTCAGAGTCTGAAGGTGCAACCCAGCCATTTAAACGCCATCTATGGCTAATATCTGTTCCCGTAGGTGTCCAAATATGATCTTTCATAATTCCTCCTATTTATAATTGTTTTTTAATTGCCAAAATTCTAACAATTTGGTAAACATTAACCAATAACGGTCCAAATCCTCTGATGCGTGTTCTATAACCTTAACACCACTAAATATGATTTGTCCATTAACCATTTTGTAACCAACAAATACATTAGCGCATCTAGCTTTAGGCATATTAAAACCTTCACGGTAAGCCGCCAGTTGCATTCCATGTTCCGGCCACACATCAACCTTAGAAATATCATCCGTTTCTTTGGTTTTTATATCAATACAAACACCTTCAAATATATTGATTGGTTTAGCCACTAAATCGGCCTTACCGCCGTATCCAAGGCTATGGGTAAAGGATAGTTCCGGCAACAAAGAAAGTTCCCCAAAATGCTCTTTAATGGCATCCTCAACAGGTTTACAAAGCGGTACTACTTCCGGCACTATAACGCCTTCAAAATAGCTTTGAATTGTGGCGTGGATAGCAGTTCCTCTATCAGCGGCCACCTTTCCGGTTTGCTTTGAATCCATCATAACCCGTTCAAGCCAATCTTTTTCCGCCTCACCCGGCATCCGGGGAAGTGTTAAAGCGCTTAAAAGAACTTGTTGTTGTTTCCATGTGTCCAACCCTGGTTTAGCCGCAACACCAATAATTCCTGAAACGCTAGGCTTTAATTTAAGTACACGGGCATCACGTAAGGTTGTTGGCCGTAAATTGCCATTTTTACCAACAATAGTGTATGCCGGCATTCCCTGTTCATCGTACCAATGACCAGCTTCGCTTTGACGTTCTTTAATCAACATTTTTTGGTTTTCTTCCACGTTTTGGTTTAATTTCGTCTGTTGCAATGTTGTATTCAGTTGTTTCAATTTCCTCAACTTTACTTACAAAATCACCACACCAATCATGCTGGGTTTTGTTTTGTGTTCTTGGATAACGTTTACACAGGCCGTAAGTATCATTTATAATTCCGGAGAACCATTTGCAGTCAATACATTTCATATTTATTCGCCTAATCTTTCTAATATTAAATTACGATCTTTGGGGTCTTTTACCATGCAAGCCGCTTCAGTAATTAAAGCTTTGGTAAATCTACACAGATCAAGATAAGTAAAACCAATAATTTCAGCTTCTTCATCTAGGCCAATATCTTGAGTTGTTTTCAAGGTGTAGTGATCGCAAACTATAAACTTAACTATTGGTTTCATAATTGTTCCTTAAAATGGGATATCGTCATCCATTTCTTCGATTGATGAAGAAATAATAGCTGGCGCACCGGGTTGAAAAGTATTTCTATATTCGGAAGATTTTTTAATAACGCCTTGTAAGCCCACTGAAAGCTTTTCAAATTTAGCTTGGTCAAACGGGTCAAGCGTAAAAATCATTAATTCGTTAACGCCTTGAGGATCACCCAGCTTTTTAAGCATTGATGGAACCTGGCTAATGCTAGATATATTAGCGTATTGTTTGCCATCGTGCTCTGTGTGAGTGATTGACACCATGCAAAATTTACCAAGCAATACTTCTAAATTAAAACCATCTAATTCCTCTTGAGTAAATTTTTTGCCACGCCAAGCCTCTAAATCCTTGCGTAAAGTTGCCTTTTCATCCAGTGATAGTGTGTATCGCTTAGATACAATTAATGGCTTACCGTCTGTTGTAAGCAGTGGTTGGCCGTCATTGTCTTCACCATGTAATTCAAACATAGCAATAATCTTACGTTGCATTTTAAACTTGCCCATCCATTCAGTTGTTTGGGTGCCAATGTCAACAATGCGATAAAGACGGGCCATAAAACTGCCAGCTGGTGGCAATTTAAATTCGTTATTAGTTGTGTTTTGTTTTGCAATTATCATTTTATTTTCCTTTGCCAAAGATATTGGCGAAATCATCAAATACATCTTTAAGTGGGCTAACGTAAGGTTTTTTTGGCATACCGCATGAATAGCGCAGTAATTCTATTTCCTCACTATCGAGGGGCTGACCGTTCTCCAACGTGAAAAAGATTTCATTTAATCTAAATTCTGTTTGGACTTGGTCATTGTGTTGTGCTTCGTAATCATCAGTTTCTGATCTAAATTCCATTTTTATTACTCCTTTTTATCACGGCAACATTGCCGTACTTACAAATGTAAAGTAAAATTTAGTTGTTGTAAAGAAATATTTAGTAGAAAGGACAAATATATGACAGATTCACAACTAATTGATATGTTGGGCCGTCCAGCAAAGGTGGCAAAGCTATGTGGAGTAACGGTTCAAGCGGTGTGTCAATGGCGCAACAATAACGCAATACCGGCCGCACCATTAATGTTAATAGCGGCAACCATAGAAAAAGAATCAGCCGGCTTAGTAACAAGAAAAGATTTATTTCCACAAACATGGCAGATTATTTGGCCGGAGTTGCAAACGATTTAAATATTTATGATATAGTTTTGTTATTGAGGAATTGAACACTCGATAATGTAGGGCTTTAGAGGTAGCTTTGTGGGTTTAGGAAATGGAATAAAGAGGCATTTCCCAAGCCGTTCAATCACATAGTTACCCCTAAAGCCCTTTTTTATTGCCTATTCATTTCCCAACGTTCTTGATTGGGGATTCATCACCACCAGCGATTAAGACGAAAGTGCTACTGGGGGAATAAAGGATGTAATAGCACATAGACCGGTGGCGAAGATAGTGCCGGTTCCTTGAACGACTGTCGGGTTCTGTGGCTCCGAAAAGCAAACAGTTGAAGGCGAACCAGGTGGGCTAGGTTCGTCCACCAAAAAGCAACCAGTAATTACTACCATTTTAAATCATACTTATTCCTAGTTATTTAAATCATAATAAAAAAAACAACACTAGGGTATGTACTTATAAAATAATTGTATACAACTAAAGAAAACTTTAGTAAATTACATATACGGTCATGTGATCGTGATAAATAAGGAAATTAAAATGAAAGTTACAGAAATTTATTTACAAGCTGAACGTTATAACGCACGTATTAAAGCCACTATTCCAGCATGGTGGGTAGTTGTTTACGACAATGGCGCAGAACAAAGTATTTGCCCTGATTATGCGGCAAAAAATGCTGAAGAAGCTAAAGCAGTTCTTATTAAACATTTAGTAGGAGTTTAATCATGACATTTTATATACCCCCAAGACGTAGTAAAAATACT